AGAGAGGTGCGAAATGCTCAAGAAGGAACTCGATAACCACGATTCCGAGAGGCTGAATAACGAGTTTGCGTGACTCACCGCCAATCTCTCGAACTTCTGTTTTTGATTCGATGGATTTGTTATCCGATACCATGAATTCACGACATTCGAGAGATTTACCGCGCACATCCTGAAGTTTCACATATCCGCGTTCTTGGATTTTATCGATAAGACTAGAGAATGTTGATGGACGACCTATCCCCTTCTTTTCAAGGAGCTGGACTAGCCCTGACTCCGTATAATGCGATTTCGTGTTTCGAAGAGAGCATTTGGTCATGATCCGCTTGAACGGCATAATCAGAGCCGACGCCGACGCAGACGCAGACGCGAGAGATGCAAAATACGTATATTCTCTCGCTTCAGTGTCATACCCACCTGCAACGAGTTTCCACCCCGGTTTTATCACCTGTTCTGCAGTATATCTATATTCACATACTGTCGGTGCGCCTGACACCGACACGCCCGAGACCGCAACCGGCGAAGAAATCGCCATCGTGATTGTTTGACATATTGCCGGCGCCATTAAACTCTCAAGAGTATTTCGATGAATGATAGAATACAGCCGATGTTCTCTCGGATGACAAGATTGTGGAAGTAAAGTTCGAGAGATATCAGTAGGTCGGATGGCTTCGTGAGCCGCGGCGGCGGCGGCGTCCTTTGAACCCTTCGAAGAAGAAGAAACAGACGAGAGATTTCCGATGAGTTCATCACCTGCACCGGATCCAGCACCCGCGAAGCGTTTCCGAATATAGTCGCACGCCTTCACCACGAATTCAGCAGAATATACCTTACTATCTGTTCTCATATATGTAATATATCCCTGCTCGTATAGCTTCTGCGCGACGGACATGGTATCCTTCGGCGAGAGATGCAGGTCGTTACTGGATGCTTGCTGAAGCGTACTTGTAGAATAGGGCGCCGGCGGTGCCTTTGTTACTTTTTTCGGAGCGCCACCCACGGTCGCGCGAAAGCCGGAATCCGGCGCCTTTGAAGTCTCTTGAATGAATAGTTCGAGACATTCTTCTCCAGAAGAATCAGCGGATGATTCGATTTCTCTCGAGAGATGAAATGTAAGATTAAGTTTGGTGAAGATACCAGATACAGAATATACAAGCGTAGCGGTGGATCCTTCTATCTCTTTATAATTCTCGTAGATGAGACGCAACGCAGGAGTCTGGCAACGCCCCGCCGAGAGATTTGTATGTGCAACATAGGTCCATAATACAGGAGATATTTTATAACCGACAACGAGGTCAAGCACCTGACGTGCCTGCTGGGCGAGCACGAGGGACATATTGATAGTGCGGGGCGCAGCTACGGCGGCCTTGAGTGCGGGTTCTGTTATTTCATGGAATATAATCCTTTTGGTTGTTAGCACTGAGAGATTGAAGACTTGACAGAGATGCCAAGCTATTGCTTCACCCTCACGGTCGTCATCGGTTGCGAGGATGACTTCGGAGGCGTCGGCGATGGCGGCACGGAGTTTCGCGACTTGGGCGTGTTTCGACGACATAATCGCGAATTTGATGGCGAAATCGTGTTCTACATCGATGGATTTTAAACCGTCGGCAATCTCTCGGATATGCCCGAAACTGGCGAGACACATGTATTTATCTTTGCCGAGGTAATTCTCGATCTTCTGACACTTGGCGGGGGATTCCACGATGACGAGGGTGCGAGTTTTGTTGTGAGCCGCGGCGGAAGCGGGACGAGAAGCGGCCGTAGCAGTAGCACTAGGCGCGGTTGTCGCACGAGGAGTCGATTGCTTGATTTTAAACTTGGGGGGCATGTGTATGTTGTATAATCATATACAAAATACGCATTCAATTTTATACTTGTTTTATTTTGATTTCATCGTTTTTTTGTGTTTGCGATAACTCTTTTTCCGATACTGTTTTGATTTACGAGATTTTCGTTTTGATAATTTTCTTCGCGAACCGCCCGCTTTCATTTTTTCTTTCTTTTGTGCAAGTAATTTTTTATAAGGTATGGATGTTGAATAATACGGATGGGTTCTCATGTCATAAGATAAGTTCATTGCGTCTATTTTGATAAGCCACCAATTCTCAAGTTCATTTTTAGGAATTGTGGATATTGTATTTTCATCTATGAATGTTTGTAATGTCTGTCTTGCGTTCTCTACCTTGGCGGATGTCGCTGTACTTGAATCAGGATCGCCCTCGACAGGTGGCGGTTTATACATTTGTTTCCCTTTGTCGGCCTGCACCGCAGAATCGATATTCATGATTTACTGATTATTCTGGATGTCGGAATGCTACCGAAGTCAAATTGTTGAGTTATAAAATTGTATTATATATTCTATCAATATTATATCTAATGAACAACTCCAACTGGTACAAATCTCTCAACCAATCACCGCTGACCCCACCCAGCTGGGTGTTTCCCATCGCTTGGACCATATTATACGCACTTATCATCGCATCCGGCGCGGTTTTCCTTACAAATGGTGGAACGGTCCGTTCGGTTGGGTTCTTCTATTATTGCGCAGCGTGGGTTCTAAATCTCTCGTGGTCCCAGATTTTCTTTCGTTTTCAACGCCCAGATTTGAGCTTCGTTGTAATAATGGGAATGCTTGCATTCATCGCCCTTAATATTTACGCGTTTTATCCGGTGAGTCATCTCTCGGCGTATTTACTCGTCCCGTATCTCGCGTGGGTTTCATTCGCAACCTACCTAAATGGGTATATCCTCTTTATGAATCCTTTGCCTGTGCGGCCTTAAAATCCGCCCAACTCAGCTTCTTCTCTGGAATGGCCGGTCGTGACGCCTTCGTTGCTTTCGTTGTTCCTCGTTTCTCTTTCGCAGCCTGCTCCGCGTCTAAATTCTCTGACCTTTTAAGAGCACTATCAATATAGATACTCTTCAAAATCTTACCGACCTCAAACGACCCCTCATGCTGGTCAAGCTTTCCATCTTCGATCTCTCGGAGAATTTTTATCATTTTGTAGAGAAGATTTAGGTCGATCTCACCAGACTTTAATTTATTATACAAATCGGTATAATACGTAAATAAAAAGGCACAGCGAGATACACATATCGCGTCAAATTGTTTGGGGTTTGATTTGGCTAAACGTGAATAATCGTGTTTCAGTTTAATCATCGTCGTAACATCCAGATGAATTTGCGAACTATGCTTGACGCGTCGAATGACCTCGGTGTGGTCTTGGGTGTCGTTGGCATCGATCATTTTTTGAAGGTGAATGCGCTGATCATCGTCCATCGTTGTCGTTAATATCCACGTAGGTTTATGTATATATTACATGAATAGTATTTAGACTTTATTCAAACGCGAATATTTTATAACCGTTATATATAGTCAGACATTCGCGAGTTCAATTGTCATCATCATATCATGTCTATTAAAGTACAAGAAGCACCACAAGCACCGAGTTATGCTGCGGCAAATATTCAAGTTCCAGCGAATATTGCGACTCCGCAGGCTACGATGGAAAATGTCAAGGCGCAACAAGGACAGCTAAATGCGGTGAATAATTTGACGGGCGGTCGTAAGCGCAGAAGCACCAAAAGACAACAGAGAAGTCGTCAATACAAACACAGGTCATTTATTCGTACTTACAAGGGACGCCAGTATCAACAGGAGCGTCAGCAGGAGCGGCAGCAGCAGAAAGGTGGTGCAGGTGCTATTCCTGATGGTCGAATCCCAATTCCACAGGTGGGTTCAACCTGCACGAGCGGTCCTCAGTGCGCTGGTGCTCAAAACGCGACTTTTACTGCTTTACATAATCAAGCACAGTCGAATAGTATTAATGACGCGTATGCGCAATCAGGAGGACGTCATACGTATCGTCATAAGAATGTGAGGTTTAGTCATTCAAAGCATCATCGCAAATCAAAACAAAGACATGACCAATCGCTTACGTCGATGATTGCATATAATATCAAAAAGGTGATGCGAAAGGTGTTTAATTAGCAGCAGCAGCTCATTTACACCACTAGCGGCGCGCTTATCATAGATATTATATGCATGTAATATAACCGAAGACGTATTCACATCGTCATTACCAATTAAATCATGAAATCCACAGATATCATATTTACAATAATAATTATTGTTGTATTTCTTGGGTTATACCTTTCTAATGTTTTAGCGATTGGAATGAAAAAAGTAAAAGACAACTGGCCGTTATACCGGTGCAGTCCAGCAGTTATGCCATTCGCATCATTATTCGGGCATGATGTTAAAGATAACTTCATGCAGTGTATTCAAACGACCCAAAGCAGCTACATGGAATACTTGATGTTGCCTTTGCATCATATTATTTCGTTAGTCGGGAGTGTCGCTACCAAGATCGTGAAAGACACCGAAAATATTCGTGGATTTATCGGGAGCTTACGTGATAAGATTATGAGTGTCGTGAAAAATATATTTGGTGTATTTTCGAATATTCTGATTGGGTTCCAGCGCATCATTATCTCGATGCGAGATTTAGTAAATAAATTAGCGGGTATATTTGCAACCCTTATGTTTGTGATGTCAAGCGCACTTATGGTGATGAAGAGCTTATGGGGAGGAATATTTGGGCAGATGGTACGGTCACTCGGACGAAAGTAATAGTATACATTATAATCTAACCTGTTTGTATAATAATACTTACGAATGTCATACGAACGCGGTGCAATTATGTTGGCGCACTCCGCCATGATCGGGATTGTCATCTACATGATGATGAGATACCTGTTCAATCAATCACAGTTTGTTGCCGAAGACCGCTCTATCGTGATCGCGGCCTTTGTTCTCATTTACATGGTGATGTTTGGACATGGGTTGCCGAATCAGCTGAATCGTAATCTCTCGTTCATCGCATAACGTAGTGAAGGATGTAATATACAAATATAAGTAAAATATATCTGTATATACGAATGTCGGACAGTATATTTTCCGTTATATTTAATACCTTAAATAATTATTTAATCGATTTAGGCATCGTATCAAAAACAGTAAGTGATAGATCTTTGAATAAAATATCATCATCAGCTCAAAGGTCGGTGTTTTCAGCCCTACAAGATTATGCAAAACAAGGGAGTTCTGAATTAGATGAAAAACTCGATAAACTAAAGAAACAACCTATTATTGACCGTTTGAATTATTTGTATGGCGACAATACGTTTTCTGGTCGTTATGGTATCGATATTATTAAAGTATGCGTCGTTATATTTATTTTTATGTCGGCTGTCACCTATTTTCAAATCCAGAATAAATTGATGGATGTGAAACGTGACTGGCCTGAATATAGATGCCGCCCGGATGTCATGCCGTTTGCAGGCTGGATTAATGCACCGGATGGCGTGAGTCCGATGGAATATACCAAACAAAATTTTGTGGAATGTAGTGCGAACACCACAAAAGGTCTGGTTGAGAGCCGGGTTAGTATGATATATATGATTTTTAAGGTGACTATGGGGATATTCAAAAATATTCTTAACGTGATTGAGAAGTTTCGAATACTATTTAACCGCATGCGAGACTCACTCAAAAACATATTTTTGACGGTGTTTTACCGTATCCAAAACATCCTTATTCCAATCCAAAACATGCTTATCAAGATGGTCGATTTCTTTCAAAAAATAAAGGGTATATTAGCAACATTTTTATTGACATTTGTTGGAGTATTATGGTCATTTTATTCACTCATCGGCTCCATTTATGAACTAGTGATTATAATTTTGATTATTATGATTATTGTTATTATTGTGCTTTGGTATATTCCATTTGTAGGTTGGGTGCTCGCGATTGCGGCTATTGCCGTTTTTCTAACGATTGCAATACCATTAATTTTATTAGGTATTGTATCAAGGCAGATTACACGACAAAGAACAAGTCGTATGCCTTCTCCAGATGATTAGTTTAGTTTAGGAATATCTAACGACAACCAGAATAGGAACGAAATATAATCTATTTATTTATTATAATTGTAGTCTAATCATCTAAAGAATGAATTATAAACTTATTTTACTTGTCCTCGTGGCGTTGTTTATTGGTGCAAATTTGATGTGTAGTTGTTGCCGGTATCCGGTGTTTGATTACTTGATGGGCCGTAATACCCCCGTGAAAGAAGGGAACGAAACTCGCGGTGCAGGAACCCCTGGTTCAAATGAATCAGTACAAAGTGCGTCAAAGGATACAGTTGATATGTTGAAGAAGAAAAGGCCGGTTCCTGATATTATCGCGGCAACTGCTGCGACTGTCAAACAAGGTATGAGTGGAAATAAGGAAGGATTTTTTGATGCGGGTGGTTTGCCTAATTTATTAACGACTGGTGTCAGCGTTATTACCGGCGGAAAGAAGGATGGATCTGGCCCTGCCCCCCGTGAAGAAGCCATCCCGATTAAAAATTCCGGTCGTGAAGGTATGGCTCTTATGGGTTCTGATGTGAATGAAGTTCAGAACGGCGATGTTGCTGGTATGTGGGTTACCAAGGCCAATACTTATGCGTCCGAATTTGGTTATGGAATTATGAATAATACTGGAAGCGCTTATACTGCCGACGAACCTCTTAAGAATGGAGAAATGGTTATATTTGCGAAGAACAAGTTCAAGCCCGAATGCTGCCCTGCTCCTTATTCATCGAGCACCGGATGCGTTTGCATGACTCCTGAGCAAATCAACTATTTGAACACTCGTGGTGGCAACCGCACTTCTGATTCAGGTGTCTAATTTATTCGTTTGTATGAATTTTATTTTCAGATTGTGTGTATCCAAACAATCTGAAAAAATTGAAATCTTTTTTAAGAAATGATGCAGATAGTAGCATCACACAAAGAGACATAATGGCCTCAACATCAACGAAGAATTCATCAACGGATGAATCATCAACGGAGGAAAATACCAGCAGAATGGCCACCGCCTTTCCAAACTACATCAAAGGACCTAACGAACTTCAGGGATATATCACGCGCTTCTTGGAAATGAAAAACGAAATTAGACAAGCATTTGAGAACGCACTTGCGGATCCTCTCGCTTCACCCGAGAGAACCAACTCCTTTTGCCGCCTTTTCAAAAATCATCACGCCGACATGTGCCGTGTTTCACACCGCGATTTCATCCGCAAAACCATCACCGCTGAAACGACCGGAACAGAACAAGCCGAAGCCGCAATCGACCGCGCTCTTCAACAACTCGAACGATTTCGCAAAATGCTGGTCGACAATAAGCGACACCGCAAAACAACGCACACACAGAACCGCGCAGCCTGTTTGCATTTCAAGAATGAGGCCGCATTCAATCACGAGATCATGAGCGCCGAAACTGAACTTGAAAACGACCCTCGCGAAAATCATCCATGTGTTCTCATGCTCAAACAGATGAATGCGGCGTCCAATCAGCATCACCGGACCGTTGCGAAAAAAATCCTCAAAGAGGTTAATGATCTCGTTCTTGTGATCCGTCAAAAACTCCTGCTCGCATACCAAATCGCAACTGAAAACGCCATCGGTGCGATCATTCACAACGCCGGAAAAGGCTACGAGATCATTCAAAAATGCATCCAGATTGCGATGGTTGAATTTTGCGCAATGGTGTGGTGGGAAAACACCCAAAAGGACCCGATGGACCACACTGATTACTACGTGATTGCGTCTTCAAATCCGGACAACGGCCAAATTCGAATTGTGTTCAAAGAATGTCTGTCAGATGCGGTGGTTTTCGACGAGTTCTTGAACCAGGAGTTTGCCGAGACAATCATGACAGCGGATGTGGTTGAAGCGTTTGAACGGGAACATCAACCTAACTCATTCGACCAGGAGGCTGCCAACGCCATGAGAGCTCACATGTACTACTATTACGGTTCAGAACCGGTCGAGTTCTGCCTAGGAGAAGATGCCATCGCCGCTTCCGCCGAGTGCTGAACCATATCCTCTATGGAGATAACGAATACGACACGACAGTAAGTAAGTAACTAACACTACCCTATTAGGACGACGACGAGGTAAGTATTTTTTTTACAGACGCTACTATTTCATCGCAAAGATCATTCACCGGCTTAACCAGAACCGGCTCGCGGATAATATCCAAATAATCCTGATCTGTCATATTTTTCATTCTTTCAATCATCTCGTTGATATTATCCTTTGTCGTATCACCTTTTAAATGAAGGAATCGGCGCGGATTAAAAAACTCGCTGACATGTGATGTTCCCCAATATACCGGAATGACATCAGCACGTATTCCATTCACTAGTTTTTCAGTAATGTAATACGGCTTGTCATTATTCTCCATAGTAATCGCAAACTTGCCCCTCCTATAAAAATCAACCATTTCAGATGAATTGTAACTACCGGGCACAACAAAACCAACGTTGTTTTCATACTTACCTCCAGAGAACACCGGCATCTCTTTTTTCGCTGTATTGAAGAATTCAAGTCGCTCCTTTCCATGATACCCATTTGATACAATAATAGATGCATGGTTTGGCGGAATTTCACTAGGTATAGGTCTATCCACATTTTCAAGCTCTTTCAAAATACTAGGATTTGTCAGTAAAAATATTATAAACAAAGGACATTTCACGAAGTTATCATGTGTATCTTCAAATCCTAATACACAGTCATACTCGGCGATATTTTGTACCTTAAAATAATCAGACTCACCCGTAAATAAAATAGTAGCACTCCACTTTTTGTAATTCACATAGGAGTAATTTCCGAATATCGATTCAACTAATACTGTTGCATTATCTGGATTATTCGATACATGGATTGGCGCGTCGTATGTTTTTCTCAATAGCTCAACGAAAAACGTGCAATCCATGATGTCGGTTTTTTCAACAAACCCAGGCCAGAAGTTGTTAAAAAACACGGAAATTGGCAGCGGAGACGATGAAGTCATCGAATATATAAAAATCTTATAGGTATATCTAAAAAAAATCTTTATATATTTTTATTGATTTTATTATTATTCCACTCCACAGGTATTTACAAATACAAATTCAAATTCACACGCTTGTCGTCGGTGGCCTGCTTGACCAACTTATCGACGACTTCATTTGTTACCGCAAACGGGAACGCGACCTTGAGCGACATTTCCTTCTCGAACAGCGGCGTGTCCGGCTTGATCAGACGATACAAGTTCAACTTACGATAGACGACTTCCAAGCACCGCTTCAGGTTGCGAACACCTTCCTCCTTCTCTGTGTAGTTCTCCACGATGTGTTCGATGACCGAATCCGGTATCGCAATATCTCCTTCGCGAAATCCGACCTCTGTGCATATATTGGGGATGAGATACTTTTGCGCGATTTGCGTCTTGTCCTTCTTGTTGTATCCGGATGTGTTGATACGATACATCCTATCGAGCAGGATGGGATTCACTTTGCTTTCATCGTTGTAACTGAAGATGAAGAGGCACTTGCTCAAGTCAAAGTCAATCTCCGCAAAGTAGCGGTCGTGGAACTGTGAGTTCTGACTCGTATCGGTGAGATGCGTGAGGATGCCGACGATTTCCTCGCCCTTCGCGGTGTCGCTGATTTTGTCGAGCTCATCGAAGTAGATGACCGGGTTCATGGACCCGCACTGGATGATGATTTCGACGATCTTACCCCACGTACTTCCTTCGTATGTGTAAGAGTGTCCTTCCAAGAAGCTGCTGTCGGTTGCACCACCGAGTGCGATGAAGGCGAAATCGCGGCCGAGGATTTTGCTGATACCCTCCTTCACAAGGGAGGTCTTACCGGTTCCCATCGGACCCTTGATCGCGATTGCACTTCCCATGGCGGTTGGGTTGGAAATCCACTGACCGACCATCTGCATAATCTGGAGCTTCGCGTCGTTGAGTCCATAGACTGCGCTGTCGAGTGTGGTCTTCGACGCCTCCATGAACTCGCTGCAGCGCTGCAGACCGTCTTCGATCGTGAGGGGAAGGTTCTTGGTCTTGTTGAATGGAATCTTCATGAACGTATCTACCCAGTTCTTCACCTTGTAATACTCACCGCATCCTGGCTCCATGTGACGAAGCGAGTTGATTTTTCGCATGGCGATTGCCTTGAATCCAATCGGAATGTCTGTCTCCAGAAGGGAAAGTCGGTACGGTTTTTGAATGATGCTAACCGCGTGAATCTGCTTGAGGTCGGCGATGACCTTCTGCTGCTGTTCGGGTGTCATGTGGCGACGGAAGTAGCGGAGGTCGTTCGTGGAATTCTTCTTTCGCAGAAGTGTCTTGAACTCCTTCACATTCAACTTGTCACGCTTCTTTTCATCAGCGCGGAGTTGAGACTCGATTTCACGCTGCTTTTGTTTCATTTCTTCGAGCTGCTTCTTCATGAACTTGTTGTTGGCAAGAGATGCGTTGGATGACATCGTTGTGGCGAGTGACTGAATTGTTTCTTTGATGGCTGCAAGGTTCTTCTTGTTCTTTTCGCAACGTTGTTCCATCTCCTTTTGATGCTTCTTGTGGCGTGCTATTTCTGCTTCGCTGCTGTTATCGCTGTCATCGTCATCGTCGCTGAAATAATCGTCGTCTTCGCTGTCGTCGTCGTCGTCATAGGTGTCATCGTCGTCGTCGTCCTCTTCGCTGTCATCATCGTCGCCGTCATCCTCGTCATCTTCTTCACTTTGGTCTTCGCTGTCTTCGATATTCTCCTCCTCGTCCTCGTCGCTAGCTTCGATACTTACATCTTCTTCCTCCTCATCCTCCTCGTCGTCGTCGTCGTCGTCGCGCCTAGACTTTCGGCGTCGCAACACGTTCTTTTTCGATCCGTTTCTTTTGCTGTTGGCAATCGCGGCTGCAATCACATATGAAGCAAGTGCCTCGGATATTTTTCCAACCGCCATATTCGCAGCAGCGGTTTTGGTTTTTTTGGTAATGGCGGCGGTGGTGGTGCGGCGACTGCTACGATGTTCAGGCACAGAAACCGATACAGATGATGACGACTCTCCTCCTTCAGATTCTGAACCCGATCCAGATTCAGATTCAGGAATACCTTTGTCGTCCTCATCGTCGTCACGATGTTTCTTATACGTAGGCTTACCTCCGATGCGAGTGGGGGTCTTCTTGTTCTTGCTCGTCTTGATGATAAATGGCGACATTAAGCTGTGGCTGAGTCCGATGATATAGATATCGTATATAGAAATCCATTTCAATTTTTTTGATGCTATGTATATCAGGTTTATCATTCAAAAATTCTAATTACTATAAAATTGAAAACAATCTAAATATTATAGTAGGTATATAAGAAGACCGAACACGAAAGGTTTCACACACAAAATGGCAACGAACATTCCAGTTTCTAAAATCATCGGCATTCAATTTAGTATTATGTCGCCTGAGGAAATATTGAAAGGATCTGTCGCTGAAATTACAAATCGTGAAACATATGTGAATAATAAGCCTGTCATCGGCGGTCTATTTGACCCGAGGATGGGCCCGATTGACCCTGGTGTCATTTGCCCGACGGATGGTCTGGATTATATGAAATGCCCCGGTTACTTTGGACATATCAAACTGGCTCGCCCTGTGTTCTACTATCAATATCTAGGAACTATCGTTAAGATTCTGCGTTGTGTTTGCATCAAGTGCAGCGCGCTTCGTATCAGCAAATCCGCCAACAAACAATTACTTGCTTTACCTGCGGATGAGAGATGGACCAACGTATTTCGTATCGCGAGTAAGATTAAGCGATGTGGTGAAGATACGGAGACGGGTTGCGGCTGTCTTCAACCTACTCGTATAACGACGAAGGCTGGACTCGGTAAAATTTACGCAGAATGGGACAACGTCAAGGGAATTTTAGAAGAGACCACCGCTGCAAGCATAGCAGGTAGTGCAGCGGAGACCGACAAAGACGGTTCCTTGTCGATGAAACTCACGCCTGAAATTGTCATCAAGATCTTTCGCAGAATCAGCGATGAAGACGTCGAGTTTATGGGATTTAGTCCGGTGTTTTCACGCCCTGACTGGATGGTTTGTCAGGTTCTCGCGATTCCGCCACCCGCTGTCAGGCCGTCGGTGAAGATGGATGGATCGCAGAGGAGCGAGGATGACATCACCCACATTATCGTGAATATTATCAAGGCCAATACGACGCTACTCGACAAGATGAATGAGGGTGCGCCTGCAAATGTCATCGATGGATGGCACATGATGCTTCAGTACTATGTGGCGACCCAAGTCAATAATAATATTCCGGGTTGCGCACCAGTCGCACAGAGGTCAGGTCGGCCGTTGAAGTCGATTCAGGAACGTCTCAACGGGAAGCAGGGTCGCGTCCGCGGGAATTTGATGGGGAAGCGTGTTGATTTTTCGGCGCGTTCGGTGATTACACCCGACCCCAACCTCTCGATTCGCGAACTCGGAGTTCCACTCAAAATTGCGAAGAATATTACGAAGCCGGTGGTTGTGAATGACCGGAATAAGAAATTCCTGCTTCGATTGGTTCGCGCGGGTCCGGATGAGTATCCTGGCTCGAAGATCCTGGAGCGGAAGACGGGCGAATCGATTTCGCTTCGTTATGCCGACCGCGCAAATATTGTGCTGAATAATGGCGATATCGTTCATCGGCACATGATGGATGGCGACGCTATCCTCTTCAATCGTCAGCCGACACTTCACAGGATGAGTATGATGTGTCATATTGCGCGTGTGATGTACCAGGGCGATACGTTTCGTATGAATGTGGGTTGTACTAAACCTTATAATGCTGACTTCGATAAACATCTCTGTCGAAAACAGGAGGCGTGAAAAGCGTGCTACCTCCTAGTCAAAAGTTGTTAAAGTTAGTTATATATATTATATTAATAATGACGTGCCACCATCCAAACATACATTTGTCAAATGAAATTTTATGTGATTCATCAAAAAGATATTGTGAGATTTACAAGATACAAAACAAAACCACAGATAAGGTTTATGTAGGCCAAGCAGTATCTCACATATTGAACCATAACAAATATCGACCATACGGTCATATTGGGCGGTTTAAAACTCATATATCGGAAGCATTTTCAACCAAAAAACATCAATCACATTATTTGAATAATGCTATTCGTAAATACGGTAAGGACGATTTTACGATAGTTATTTTAGAATATTGTGATGTTGAAAATGCTAACGAAAGAGAGAAATATCACATAATTTCAAACAAAAGTATATTTCCGTATGGTTACAACCTAAAAATTGGAGGACAATCAGATTTTACACATTCAGATGAAAGTAGAAAAAGAGTGTCCGATGGTTTAATTAATCATTACAGAGATACAAAATATATTCGTTTCAAAGATGTTCAATTATCTGCATTAAAAAATAATGTAGAAGATATGATAAAGCCTTTGAACCGGTATAATATTCAGTATGGTTGGTACGTCTATATTAATAAAATAAAAACTGATTTTGGCGGGGTTCATATTACTTTAGAAGAAAGTAAGAATATGGCCGTCGAATTCATATATAACTTAAAAAAACAACTTTTGGCGAAACACCTTGTTGCTGGAAACCCCTTAGAGCCTTTACTACCACTTTCGGATGGAAACATCTGCGAGGAACTCGTTTAATTGACGAACCCAACGGTAATAATGTAAAGGATTGGGCAATCAGCAGTGTTACTTCCTACGGTCGAAAATGCGCATGTATATGCGTATAGGTTAGACTATGGAGGGCACTCAGAGACTGAACCGGTGTTGGTGTGCGATGATGAACTAGCCATTCAGAGCGCGCTTATGATACAGTCCGGCCTCTTGGGAAACCTTGAGGATATTCATCGGGAGATGAAATGAACCTTCACATGCCGCAGGATGATGAGTCCGAGATCGAGTTGCGCCACTTGGCTGCAGTTCCCTACCAACTCATCAGTCCTGCCAACAATAACTCGATTATCGGCGTGTTCCAGGACTCGCTGATCGGGTCTTACTTATTTACACGCGAAAATATCAAATTTACGCCGAGGGAGGCGATGAACCTGCTTGCGGCATATCCTCGTGTGAATGAGACGCTATTCAAGAGCGGCGAAGATGTCACCAATTTCGACGTCCTTTCGCAAATCCTGCCGCCTTTGACGCTGAAATATAAGAAGAAGGCGTTTGGAGAGAAGAATCCCAACGAAGACTACGCGACCTCGAATAATGTCGTTGAAATCCGCAACGGGCGAATGATTCGCGGTCAAATCGACAAGAGCGTGCTTGGTGGCGGCGGCGTCGGGTTGATCCAGCGGGTATGCAACGATTTCGGAAATATCGCGGCATCCGACTTTATCGACGGGCTCCAGAATATTATCACGGAATACATGAAGTCGCACGCGTATAGTGTGGGAATTAGCGACCTTATTGCGAATAAGACGACGAATACGCAAATCGTGGATGTCATCACGAAGAAGAAGACGGAGGTGAAGAACTTGATCGATCAGGTCCATCTGGGGATATTCGAGAACAAGACCGGGAAGTCGAATGAGGCGGAGTTCGAGGCGAAGGTGTCGAATATTCTGAATACTGCGACGAGTGAGGCGGGTGGTATCGGAACGAAGAGTCTGAACGCGTCGAACAGATTCATCGGGCTCGTGCTTTCGGGGTCGAAGGGTAGCGACTTGAATATCTCGCAGATGATTTCGTGTCTCGGACAGCAGGCGATTGAAGGCAAGCGTATCTCATACGGGTTTGACAGCCGGACGTTGCCGCACTTCAACAAGTTCGATGACGGACCTCTGGCGCGCGGGTTCATCGAAAGTTCGTTTATTTCGGGATTGTCGCCGGAGGAGCTGTTCTTCCACGCGATGGGTGGTCGTATTGGTCTGATTGATACGGCTGTGAAATCCGTGACGTGGGAGACGCCGATTATCGTTGTAGAAAATGAAGTGCCCAAATATGTTAAGATTGGTGAGTGGATTGATGCTCACCTAGCGACGGAAGGCGCTTCGAATAAAATTCAGTATATGACTGAGCAGAATATGGAATACTTGGAATTGACGCATCCAATCAAGATAGTTACGATGGATTATGATGGAAATGTCTCGTGGGAGACTATCACCGCAGTCACACGTCACGATCCAGGCGAGAAGTTATTCAAAATCAAAACCAAGGCGGGGCGTTATGTCACGGTCACCGCAAATAAGTCGCTTCTTGTTTGGAATGAAGAGCTTCAGCAGTTTCGCGAGAAATACACCGAAGAAATCAAGGTCGGCGATTTCGTTCCTGTTGCGAAGAATGTGTGTGATTACAGTGCGGATGGTGAATCTTCAATTATGGCGATACAAATGGAAAAATACTTACCAAAAACCAAATATGTATATGGGTCCGAATTACATAAGGCCGTTGATTTGATGAAAGAAGCCATGGGCGATGATAGAATGAAAATACCGAGTAACTGGTGGAATGAAAATAATAACAAAACATTTGTTCTTCCATACCCAAACAAGGCTCGTCTTCAGAGAGCAGTTGTTCGTTCAAATATTGAAAATATATCACATAATGGCGTATATTCATATAATGGAACAAGACATCATTCAATTATACCTGAAACATTTGAATTGACGTTTGAAAATGGTGTATTTATCGGGTTGTTTATCGCAGAAGGAAATATTTACGACTCATGCATTACTATCACAAATAATGATGAAACCATTCGGTCGTTTGTCAGAGGTTGGTTCTCTAAATTCAATATTAAATACGTCGAAAAATCTAGAATAAACAAAGCCAACGGCACTACCACGACAATTTGTGGAGCATCTTCTATTATGGCTGAATTCATTACGAAATTAGTTGGACACGGAGCCGAAAACAAGCACATTCCAAATGAGGCATATATTTCAAACAAAGACTTCGTATGTGGATTGATAAGCGGATATATTTCGGGAGACGGTTATGTTTCACGCAATTCAATCGATTCGTCATCTTGTAGCGAACGACTAACTGAAGATATTGCGTTTCTGTGTTCCAGATTGGGTGTTTATGCAAAGATATCAAAGTCTCAACTCGAGAAAAATAACTTCGGAACAAAGAATATCAAACCAGCGTATAGGTTGTCGATCCGTGCCTCCAACGGACAACGATTTTCCGAGCAAATCACTCTTCTCCATCCGGAGAAAAATCGTAAAATGAAATCCATCGTATGGACCGACAAACTCGACAAGGTTCGCACCCTTAATGACGTCATCCTAGACGAAATCGTTGAAATGGAAATCGTAGATCCAGCACTTCACCCTAAGATGTATGATTTGACAATTCCTAAGACTCTCAACTTCGGTCTCGCCAACGGACTTCAAGTTCGCGATACTTCAACCACTGGATATATTCAGCGTCGTCTCATCAAAGGTATGGAGGATCTCAAGGTCGAATACGATATGACCGTCCGCAACGGCAAACAGCGCATCATCCAATTCACCTACGGTGATGACGGTATCGACACGATTAAGGTGGAGAATCAGTCGCTGCCACTCGTCGCGATGAGTCTGGATGAAATCTATGCCCACTTCCACATGCCACTTGACAATTCCAGCGAGACGCAAGAGAGCGCTGTTACTGCATTCACGAAGACGGCCTACGCGAAGATGAAGAAGGATAAAGCGGTTACAACAAAGAAAATCCGCGACCTCATCGATTACATGATTGAAATGCGCGACCTTATTATCGAGCGCGTATTCAGCCGTCTGGATAACAAGAATGTCCAGATGCCTGTTGCATTCGTACATATCATTAATAATGTTCAAGCACAACAGCAAATCAATCAGAACTCGATGGTGGATATTACTCCTCTGGAAGCTATGGATATGATATCGGCGGGATTTCGCCAGTTGGAGACATTATACTATGCACCGCCAACGTTACTGTTCAAGGTTATGTACTATTATTATCTGTCGCCGAAAGAGCTCCTTCTCGTCAAACGGTTCAACCGAAGTGCGCTTTCCATCCTTATAAGTGTAATCAACCTTCAGTATAAGCGGTCGATTGTTGCGCCGGGTGAAATGGTGGGAATGGTTTCGGCGCAGAGTATTGGTGAGCCTACTACACAGCTAACGCTGAACACGTTTCATTCTGCTGGTGTTGCATCCAAGTCGAATGCGACTCGCGGTGTGCCGCGTATTGAAGAAATCTTGTCGCTTTCTGAAAACCCGAAGAACCCGTCGATTACTGTATATTTCAAGGAAGATGATGAGAGTACGCCGGAACGTGTGCAAGAATTCATTCCTCTTATCGAGCATACGAAGTTGGCGGAAGTGGTGGAGTACGTGGAAGTCTGCTTCGACCCGGATGATTTGAATACACTCATCGAACAAGACCGTGCCGTTATGTCGCAATATCAGGAGTTTGAGAACCTGATTGAAGAGTGTGTGCGTGATTCTGTGGTTGCGGCGACGTCAGGAGTTCCAGATGTGCCGGGGAGTGGAGGGGCGGCTGCAGCATCGGCGTCGACAGCGTCCTCGGCATCGAAATCCAAGTGGATTATTCGCATCAAGATTGACCAGGAGGCTATGTTGGATAAGAAACTCACGATGGACGATATCCACTTTGCGATTAAGAATAGTTATGGAAATGAGGTGTCATGTGCATTCTCGGATTATAATGATGATAATCTCGTGTTTCGCCTTCGTATGGAAAATATTGCACAGAGCAAGAAGTCGGGCGGAGGAGGCGGCGGCGGCGGCCAGAAACAAAATCCGTTGGATCAGTCGGACCATATCTATATGATTAAAGCGTTTCAGGACCAGTTGTTGAACAATATTGTGCTTCGTGGTGTGAAAGGTATTAAGAAGGTGATGCTCCGTAAAATCAAGAACACGCTTGTAAAGGCGGATGGTATATATACGAAGAAGGACAGTTGGGTGCTGGATACAACTGGTACAAACCTGGTTCATATGCTGGGATTGGATTATATCGACTCTAAGCGCACAGTCAGCAACGATATTCAAGAAGTGTATCGCGTATTTGGAATTGAAGCTGCACGCCAAGCGATATTTAATGAACTTGCAGAGGTGTTTGATGACTCGCCCATCAATTATCATCATGTGTCCCTGTTGTGTGACCGCATGACTGTATCGTCGTCGATGATATCAATCTTCCGCCATGGAATTAACAGCGATGATATCGGCCCGCTTGCAAAGGCGTCGTTTGAAGAAACGCCGGAGATGTTCTTGAAGGCGGCGCGTCATGCGGAGTTGGATCCGATGCGTGGTATTTCGGCGAATGTGATGTGTGGCCAGGAAGGGTATTATGGAACAAGTGCGTTTCAGGTTCTCGTGAATATTGACGAAATGATGAAACAAGAGGCGGTGGAGTATCGTCATACTGACGCGAATGAAGAGATTGATGCAGCGTTTAAGGCGAATTCATCGGTTGGACTTGATACGGATAAGTGCGGCATTCCGAAACTGGCGATACAATCATGTGTGGATAATGTGAAGAAGGTTCGACTTGGAAAGGTGGATGATGACTATGATATCGGGTTCTAAATACAATACAATACAATACAATACAATACAATACAATACAATACAATACAATACAATACAATACAATACAATACAATACAATACAATATCTTACTTTCTAATGGATTTGCGGCGTCTTGTATGATTTTTCCTTGATTGTTTCCTTTGTTTTATACGGCGGGTATTTGACCGCCGCTGCCGGCGCCGCGTTGATTTTCTGCCACCCACAACTCGCGTGTCTCGCAGAAGGTTTGGGGGAGATGGGATGGCGGTACCTTTCCACATCTGCACTGCATCGATCTCATCGGGATCTACATAATACCTTTGTAAATTTTCAATCGTATTACGATCCAAGTATTCTGGGAGGTCTTCCCAAAGTAAGGAATCGCTTCCCACCCAGTTTGTATAATATATACGTAAATTGGCAAAAGGCTCAAACATACGGTCATCTTCTAATGTTATGCGGTACCTATGTTCCACAGTCTTAATTTTAACCAGCTTATCATTCTTATTGGCAACAACGGGAGGGGGAATCGGCGGCGGCGGCGCGGCTAATTTACCTTGCCATATTAATAGATCCTTGTTATCTTTCGATTTTTCAAAATTAAAATAAAATATAACTTCTGCTTCTTTGTCACTTATTTGTGAGCCACGTTTATGCCATCCCCCCACACTCGCACCTAATTCGTCATTCTCAAACCATCCCCCAACTAATTTAGCTAATGTATCAATAGGATACCGTCCCTTTCGTTCAGGGAGGGTATAATCAGTCGTTATGCCATTTATTGTAACTGAATATTTCTGGAGGGCCGCATACGCAACCTTATCTAATACGTCTTTAATTGTGTCACTAGATTTCCTCAGTGATGGTACCATTTCATTATCTACATTATGAGATTTCAAATAATCTTTCGCCATTTTACGAGCATCTTCCTCGAGCGCATGATTTACTTTATTTCTACGGTGATCGAAGTCGCTGTTTACATCAATTTTGGGGTAAGTCTTTTTGATGATTTGTTTATCATTACCCGCGCCTGTTAAATCGCGTACCGCGCCTGTTAAAGCGCTTCGCGCTCTTAAAAGCATCGGATTATTATATGTTATAATATAATAACAGAAAATATAGTTTTGCTACTTATTTAAATGCAGGATATTTCCTAAACGAAAACAACATACCAATAACCCGTAGTGAATTATTTTTTATTGCGGCGATGTGTATGTTTTCGTCGGTTTGAACGACGTAATCGCCGGGTTCTTCGCGATGTATGTTTTCTACCGCCACCTGCTGCTCCTGGTATCTTTATTGGTATTGCATTATTCGTTATATCCGTAATGCTGCTTGCGGGATTATTTAACTTATTCATCATTCGTGAAATGCCTTCAGATGTGTCTTTTAACGCAGATATACAACGAAATGGTGGTTCAAGTGGATCTGATATATCAAAGTCGTTATCTATTTTCCACCCACCAGGACATATTGGGTTTCCTCCGTCTGGATTTTTTAAAGGAAGGGGTTTGCCTTTTTCATCGAGTTCTCCTCCTTCTTTCGCCCCGTTTTTTTTTTTAGTTTTTGATGTTGTCTTGGGTTTTTGGATAGGGGTCGGTTTAGATCTAGGATTCGTAGCAAGCGTACTCGGTTTCGGGTTCGGTTTCGTATGTTGATTAACCGACATTTCGAATATTTACTATATTATAGTAATACTAAATATTCACATATGAACAATCCAGAGGGTTTATATCAAATCAGTACCGCGTTCCTCTGCTTTGGTTGCAGTTTATAAACGCGTCTTCACAACGATACGAACCAGTAATGGATTAAATTTATTTAATTTGCGATAGGAACGGCCTGACCTCATCCGCCGCGTTGAAGATGGCGACGAGGACGAGAACCGCGCTTAATGTTACGACGGGTGGTGGCGCGACGTGAAGCACGACCACGACCACGGCCGCGAGTGCTTGCACGACGAGAGCGAGAATTAGGCATGTATATACAATATTAGTATTTTAATTTATAGATGGAAATAAAAGTAAAATGCTCCTTACGGGGTTCGAACCCGTGACCGTGGGCTCATAAGACCCAAATTCTACCGACTGAACTAAAAGAGCGTAACAAGTGTGGAATACGACCGCATATATGCGCTCATACCCATATAACTAACGGAACATATTTTTAAGTCCTTTTATTCATCCAACAACATCAACGCCATCGCCGCGTAATTATGTAAATCGATTAGTGTGTCTCGTATGCCTTCATCATTCACTAAATTCACGCCATTTTTGGTAATCGACATCGACCGCTGGAGTTTATCCTCGATCCGCATAAGAACGCCAATCACGCCATATTTTGCAAACGCATCACCGTAATCCGCATTTTTACGCGTAAATAGTTCAAGGGCTTCTGCTTGGATCGTCTTCATTTGTTCTACACGCGTTTGCTGCACCGGTCCAGATTCGTTCATTTTGTGTGTGTTAAATTATATAAACAACAGCTGTTTATATGATTTTGGTAAAAATACCGGCAACCCGTTTCGATCGAGTGACCTCGGAGTTATGAGCCCCGCGCGCTGCCGCTGCGCCATGCCGGTAAAATACACGACTTTCGTCGCGTGTGTGTGTTACTACGTTTATAGCGTCCAGCTTGACAAATGCCACCTGTAGGTATCGATCCCACACCGTCCTTGTAATGAATAAGAAGATAACCATCCGACTATCGGACCGATGATGATGAGTCATCAGTAAAGTAGGTGT